TGGAAGTGTAGATCACAATGATGGAACTTCAGAGTTCGTTGGAACTATTGAAGAGAGTACTAATGATCCGATTGCTTCTGTAGATGCACCAGAACCAGCAACGGATACTTTAGATTACTTTAAGAAGTTAGCAGAACAGTAGAACTAGAGACACTGGGGAGAAATCCCCAGTGGTTTTACTTTAAAAATCATCTGAACCGTATGAATGATCAAATGCATTTGTCTTATCAGTAGCACCAGTGTTTACAAGAATATTATCTCCACCTCCTCCACTACTAATATTTTTTGTTGATGCATCAATCATATTAACTCCACCCTTTTGAGTATCTTTTAATGCATTGTTTTCATCATGCATAGCACCTAATGAATTCATTTTATCTTTAGGACTATGCATTGGTGATATCTTGTTAGCACCCACCGTTTTAACAAAGTCTGGTGATAGCATGTCGATTCCACGGTTTGGGCCACTACCTATGGTCACCTTATCATACATTGCTCCCGATAAGTCAGCAGGTCCATCAAGTCCACCTGCTGTTTTTTTTATAATTATTTTTTCAAGTTCTGTTCCTTTTAGTGCTTTTAACAGACTCTCGCGATTAGGTCCTCTAAGTTGTCTACCAGCTTTTGCTAAAATATTCTTCTGCTTCTTTCTCCAGTATTTTGGCCTACTTTTCCCCAGCTTCTTATAATCTTTTTGTGCTGAATCTACCCATTTTTTGTAACTAGTTAGTCCTGTTGCAGCTGTCGAAACTGGTGTAGCTGTCTTCATACTTGCTGTCGAAACTGGTGCAGTTGGTGCAGTTGGTGCAGCTGGTGTAGCTGTAACTTTATTTGCATCCATTATTGCACTAGATTTCTTAGCTACACTTTTTTTCTCATCACCCCATAACCATTTACCTAAGTTTTTAAATCTATCACCAAGAGATGTTTGTTTTTTAAATTGTGACGATTGTTTTTTATCTGCATCTTTTGGTTTTTTACTCTTACCTTTAGAATCTGTCATTTCTAAAGAACGCATTTTTTGTTTTAAGACATATGACCTTTCATGAAGTTGATTCCATAAAGCAGAACTATGGTGACCACTTAAATCTAACTTCTTCTGCGCCTCAACAGTTTGTATCCAATCATTAAAAATCCCTTGAAACTCATCTATATTTTTTCCTGCAACCTTCATATTAAGAGTATTACTCATCCCAGGCCCGTGGGTTGGTGAGTTCCACGATTTGCTGTAAGCGAATGTTTTGGGTTTAGGGTTTTTGGCTGTTGGTTTAGCTGTTTTTCCTCTAATTAGTGTTTTCGTTCCCCCACCATATCCACCTGATTTCATAACTTTGGCTTCCGCTTTAGCAAATTCAACATCCATTTCATCTGGTTCATCTTCTGCTGCTTCAGCTGCTTTTTTATCACCCCATAACCATTTACCTAAGTTTTTAAATCTATCACCAAGAGATGTTTGTTTTTTAAATGCAGATTTGTCGTGACCAAACGGCAACCCTTCTGCAGGTCCTCCTTCTTTAAAAGCTTTTCTTCTTTCCCTATAGTCCATTCCAGTTTTTAGTTTAGCTCTTTCTAAAGCTCCTCCGTATCCTATATCATCTTTATGTATAGAACCTCTATCCAACAACGTAGAATAGTTGAAATAACCACCTCTAACTTGTTTTTCAGATACACCTCGTTTTTTTGCAAACTCAAAAAGTTTTGTTTTTTCTTTTTTACTTAGTCCTTCAAAACCACCATCATAATCAGCTTCTACTTTGATTCCTTGATCATGAGCTGCAACGTAATCATCTGATTTTTTCTTTTTCTTTTCTATTGCGTTTTCAACGGACGTATTAGTTTTTCCATCTCTTATTTCTGTTAGTGTTTTTGCTATTTCTTTGTTAGTATCTGCTGTTGATTCTTGTGCCTCTCTTGCTTTCTTTGCTTCTGGTGTTTCACCAATTATTCCAGCATCTCTTGCCATTATAGCAGCATCCATTGCAGTTGAACCAGCTGTTCCAACCAAAGGCACAGTTGACATGGCACCAGATGCCGCTTCCATTCCAGCACCTGTCCAATCACCAGCCAATGCTTTTTGACCAGCAAATACAAGACCTGCTAATAAACCAATGCCAGGAATTTTCTTTAATAAAGATTTCCCTAGTGCCTTGGAAGCACCTTTTTTACCAATTCCTTCTCCAACTTCTTTTGTAATTTTTTTACCAACTTTACTAGTCTTAGGAATATCCTTTTTACCAGTATTTAAATCACCCTTTTTAGTGACCATATCACTCTTGGGTGTATTTTTAGGAATATCCTTTTTACCAGAGAAGAAATTTTTAGTTCCTTCCCAAGCATCTGCTAATAATTTTGTAATTCCAAGCTTTTTGCCTACCCATTTGAGTAGTTTTCCTAATACTCCAATTACGAAACCAAGTGTGCGTAATGGAAATAGTAGTAATGCCAAACCACTTACAACCGTGGATATTTGTAACCACAATGGTGCAGTAAGTAATGCATTAATCCAATCTGATGGTACTAATAATGCCGTCAAACCAACTAATAACCACATCCCCCATTTTTTCAATATAGAAAACCATGTTCGATCCTTTCCTTCAGAGTTCTTCCATATTTTTTGTAGCCAACTATTTCGTTTATCATCTTTTATATCATCTGCTTTCTCTGCTTTTTTAGCTTCTAGTTTATCCTCACTAGTTTTCTTATCTTTATCTTTTTTATCCGTACCAAGAAAAAAACCAAACAAACCACCTATTGTTTTTTGTATTGAATTTTTTTCTTTTGTCGCCTTATCTATAACTTCTTCTTCTTTTTCATCAAGTGCTGCTTTGCCTAACGGCCCTTTATTATTTAATATTATACCAGGATGACCCTGTACTATTTCAAGCATAATTGCAAGAGCAGCTGCAATCGGTTCAGTGCCTCTTGTTATTACATTAACCCAGGGTGTCATATCATTTTTACTTCTTTTCACAGACATACCACCACTCACTTTTTTCTTAGAATCTTCTATATGTTGTTTTTTCATCAATGTTTCAAGAGGACTATCACTATGACGGGCAATTGCAGAGGTTTCAATAGTCGTTAGAATATCACCAAGTGTTTCAGTCATTATATCTAATGTAAATTTTTCAGAAGACCAACCAGCTATTTGATGAATCCATTTAGTAGGACCAGAAGAATTATTTTGATCAAGGCGAGATGATGTACTTTCAGTACTCCTTCTTATTTCTTCAAGATTAGAAGTTAAAGATTTACCAATAGTCTTGATAGCACTTGTCAATATTGAATCATTTTTATCTTCTTCTTTGTCTCTTTTAACCAATTGAGCCAGAGCTGTCTCATCCTCTTTTGCCTGTTTTGATTTTCCTAATGGAACCTCTGGACTTCCTAAAAACATTGACATTGTTTATCCCTTTTGTTGATTTTGTTGTTTGATACGTTCATTTTCCTCTGTAACATGTTTAACTAGTAATGCAAGATATACATCTCTTTCCCAAGGTATCATATTTTCTAATTCAGTCAAAGACCATTGATGATGTTGCATTAAAGAAAAATTAGTACTTATCATATTAACTAATGATTCATCACAGAGGATTAACCGAAAAAAGATGCGAGTCCCTCCAATAATATATCTTCTTTATAACCACATATTTTTTTATTAACTTTATTCTTACAATGTAGTTGAACATTATGAGAAAGTTTTGGCATTGTTTCAAAAAAGGATGATATTTTTTGAAATTGTGTATCAGTTAATGAATCAAGAAACTTTTCCATTTCATCAAATGTATGATCTTTTGAAGAATACATTTCTTTATCATCATAGATATAATCAACACAATATAAAACTGACTTGAAAATTTTATTTATTTCATGTTCTTCAGAAGATAAACTTTCTATTTTTTGTTGTAAGTCCATATTAGGATACTTTAATACTACTCCTAGTTTATCTGTCAATTCAATTTTATTAGTATGTCCTTCAGTCTTTTTGATTTTTACATCTTCTATATTAAATTTAATTGTGACAACATTTTTACATTGTGGACAATTATATTGTAAGTCAAGTACTTCCCCTTTAGCTTTACCTCTTAACCATAAGAAAATATATTCAATATCAAATGTTGGTAATTCTTCCACGTTAAAATCACCAAAGACACAATTTTTTATTACATTTTTAGTAGCTGTTGTTATTTGTGTTGCTTCTTCACTTTCCATAGCAATAAGAAGAAGCTTCTCTTCCTTAACAAGAAAAGGTCTATACTTTATTTCTTTTTCTGTTGATGGTAATATTAAACTATACTCTGGTACTGCAATTGTTGGTAATCCCATTTCATAAACTCCTATATAAAATTATATTATTGATATTAATTAAAATTCTAAATCGAATCCTTCTTCTGAACCATTTTCACCACGCATTTTCCAATTTTGTTTTTTGTCTGATATTGAATTCATTATACTGACTTTATTTCCTTCAGTATCTACAGTATGAGCATACATCCCACCAGATGTTTCTGATGCTACTTCATCAATTTTTTTATCTTCATGAAAATCTTGTGTATAATATCTATATGTAATAGTTACACTAACTGATATAAGTGAACTAGTTGAATTATAATCTAATGATATAGCATCTATTTTTTTAGGGTATGCATCATATAATTTTGTTGTTGTTGTATTTTTACCATTTTTTCCTAATTGTGTTATAGTAATATTGTCAGATTTATATTTATCAACATATTCAACTCTAGTACTTGTTGCAGATATTATATTTTGAATCCACTTTTGAAAATATTCAAGTTCTTTCATATCTTCTCTACAATAAAAAGATAAAGTTATATCTTCATATATTTTTTGATAAACAATACTTCTATAAGCTATATCTTTATCTGTTGTGGCTAATTGTATACCAGGTATTGATGCAGAATGACAGTTGAATCTTACACGGTTACTATCACCCAAAGAATAATCTGGATGGGTTACAACAACTTGAAAAAGATTAGGCCTAGCAAAATCTTTTTGTGATTGAACTTTAAAATCATTTATTGATGCCATCTTAATCTCCGTTGTTATAAATACTTATATAACTATATTTATAAGACATATATGAAAAACTATCCGAGAGTAGGAAAATATAGGGTTCAGAATAAAGAGAAGTATGTAGCTGACCTGCAAGAGTGTGAGTATCGTTCCAGTTGGGAACTAAGATATATGAAGTATCTTGATAAACAGCCCAATGTACTTGAATGGGCATCAGAGAATGTTATTATACCCTACTATAATCCAGTAGAGAAGAAAACAAGACGATACTTTGTAGATTTCTATGTCAAAGTAAGAACTACAGAGGGATTTATAAAGAAATACATCATTGAGATTAAACCATTTAATCAATGTAATCCACCCAAGAAACAAAAAAGAACATCTAATGGTTATAGAAGTGCATTAAAAGCATACATTCGTAATCAAGCTAAGTGGAAAGCAGCAAAGAAATGGGCAGATAGGCGTGGATGGGAGTTTATAGTTATTACGGAAAAAGAGTTAGGAATCAAATAAAAACCTTATAAATATAACAAATGGCAAAATTAAAACTCATAGAAGGTAGTTTAGCTGGAAAACTGATATCTGGTCATATGTACTTTTATAAGTATGTAGCAGAAAGAACAAATGATCATTATGATTTGTATCCTTTAATCATCATGTTAAGAAAGAAAGGTAATATTTTTGAAGGAATAAATTTACATTATGTAGATTTTAAAAGAAGACAAATAATATATGATTTAGTAACACCATTTATTAATACTGCTAAAATTACTTATAACACAAGAATAGTTGTTAAAACACTTAGAAAACTGATTAATACCCATAGAAAATTTCGTCATGCAAAAGTATGTTTACATAGATATGATATAAATCATATTAAATCAAAGATAATACATATAAACCCTAAAGATTGGGAAAAGACTATATTTAAACCTGGGGAAGTTTTTAAAAGTGGTTTGGGTGGTAAAATCCAAACAACAAAAATCTGGAAGCAAACACTAATACTAGCGAGGAAAAGTTAAATGCCTAATTTTGATTTTTTAAAAGAGACAAGTGGAAGTTATGCTCATCCGGGTATTAAACCTGGTATTGAACCTGATAGTGTTAACGAACACAGTAAAAATGAAAAATCTATAGATCCTCGTACACCAAGAAATTCTATTAACAGACTAGTAGCTAATGTTAAATCATCTGGGTTATTTTCAAGACCTTACTTGTATTATATTGTTATTACTTTGCCCGATGCATTAAAAGGAAGTTTTCAAAACGATACTATAGACTCAATTGGATTGAACTGTGATGCTATTTCAATTCCTGGAATGACAATTGCAACAAAACCAAACAAAACATATGGATTAAGAAGAGAGTTTTCATATGATAAATTATTAGAACCAATTACTGCATCATTCTATTTAAGTGAAGAGATGCATGAATTTAATTTAATAGAAAAATGGTTAAATTTACAATATGATGCTAATGGTCATGTTGGATACTATAAAGATTATACAAGTGGTGGGATAAGTATTTTTCAATGTACTAATAAAAAAGTATCTACTGATTCAGGAAGTGATCTGCCACAGGATTTACCAGTTATTATGGAAGCTAAATTAATTGAACCCTATCCAAAATCTATAAGTGGTATAGATTTATCTCACGGATCAGCTGGTACGATTTCTAAAGTTACAACAACTATAATGTATAAAGATGTTATATACGATTATAAAATAGGTTTAAAAGATCATGAATCATCAACGAGTGTTGCACTTGGTAAAATGGCAACTGATGCTATGGTTAATGCATCTACTTTGATTGGTAATCCATTCAATTCTTTGAAACTACCAAAATTAGGAACTTTAATAAAGAACAATAATTCTTTCTTACCAATTAAAAATCCTATTAATATAGAAAACTTTATGTAGAATGACAATTTAATTATTAATTTAATATAGGAGTTAGTGAAATGCCTTTACCGAAGATTGAAGTTCCAAAATATGAATTAACTGTACCATCATCAGGAGCAGTGTTGAAGTATAGACCATTTTTAGTAAGAGAAGAAAAGATTCTTCTTATCGCTATGGAAAGTGAAGATGAAGGACAAATGGTTTTTGCAATTAAAGATATTATACAGAATTGTACTTATGAAGAGTTGGATATTAATAACATGCCAATGTTTGATATAGAGTATATATTTTTACAATTAAGAGCTAAGTCTAAAGGAGAAGTAGTTGATTTAGTTTTTGAATGTGATAAATGTAAAAGTGATATACCTGTAAATGTTAATTTGAATGATGTAAAAATAATTAGAACGGAAGGACATGATAAGAATATACCTCTTTCTGATACTGTGGGTATTACTATGAGATATCCTTCTATAGAAATACAATCTATAGTTGATCCAGATAAATCAGATGTTGAAAACATATTTAAAACTATTGAGTTCTGTATAGAATCAATCTGGGATAAAGAAACTGTATATTCAACTAAAGACCATACAAAAGAAGAAATGGATAATTTTTTAGAATCACTACCAGATGATTCTTTTAATAAGATACAAAATTTCTTTAATACTTTACCAGTATTAAAACATGATATTATTATAAAATGTAAATCAAAGAATGGTAAAGGAAAAAAAGCGAGTATATGTGGTTTTAGTAAAACTCAAACTTTGGAGGGACTCGCATCTTTTTTCGGTTAAGCCTTGGTCAAGAGTCAATACATAATTATTATCAAACTAATTTTAATTTAATGCAACATCATAAATATTCGTTGACTGAGGTTGAAAATTTAATACCATGGGAAAGAGAAATATATATATTATTATTAACAAGATATATAGAAGAAGAAAATGCAAGGAATAAAGAAGCAGAAGCAAAACAATAAAACACGGAGAGTATTATGGAAGATAACAATTTAGGTGTCGAGGATTTAAATAGTTTTTTAAATGAGGCAACTGCTCAAGGAGTATTAAGACCCGGAGAAGCAGAAGCAATGAAAATAACTTTTCTTGCATTAGCAAGAATTGGTGGAAAGGCTGCAGTACTAATTATTAAAACAGTAGTTAAAATATTGAAAAAAGCAGGAGTAGTAATAAAAGGATTACAAAAATAGGAAATATAAACCATGCCCAAAGAAATAAATAAAATAACTCAGACTTTTAAGCAAGGTGAAGATGGAAATCAAGGCCTCTTAAAAAGTATTTCTGCTGGAATTGCTGATAGTAAAAGAGTTGCTGCTGACTCTAACAAAAAACTCTTAGGCGAACAAAAAAGTTCTAATTCTATACTTAATAAATCTTTAGGCACTATAAAAAATATTGGACCTGGAGCTTTAAAATCTTTGAAGGCAGCTATACAACCTGGTATTGAAGCTAAAAAAGAAGGACAGCAAGGTAGATTTAGTAAATTATTATCTGGAACACCATCAAGAGGATTTTTTAAATCACTATTTAAAAAATACTTTGGAAAAAGTGGGGGTGGTATTAATAAATGGTTAACTGTTCTATTTTTAGGTATGGGACTAGGTTTCAATAAGTTTTTTGCGAATTTGTGGTTAAAACTTAGACAAACTTTAAAGGCATTCGATGCAGCAAAATTGTTTAAAAACATTTCCAAGGCTTTAGGGAATAGTAAATTTGGTGTAAAAATACTAGAAAGAATAAAAAGTATTAAAGGAGCTTTTAGTAATTGGATAGGTAGATTAGTACAACCCATTAAGAATTTTTTTAGTGTAAAACCTGATGGTACAATGGGAAAAATTATAGCAAAATTCAAGTCTATAAAAGATGGTGCAAAGGCATTCCTTTCCAAATTAATCCCCGACTTTATTAAAAATTTGTTTGTAAAGAAAGAAGGTAAAGCAGTAGCAAAACCAAAAGGGGAAAGTAAAGTACTTAAAGTATTTAAAGCAATAGGTGAATTTGTTAAAGCTGGTAAAGCTGGTGGTACATTAAAACTGGTTGCAAAGTTTATTCCTTTTTTAATACCAGTAATGGCAATATGGGAAGCCATATCTGGAATGATGGATGGATGGGATGAAGCAGCTCAGGATCCTGATGCATCAACAATGGATAAAGTGACAGGAGCCATGAAGGGTGGAGTTAAAGCAATATGGAACTTCTTTGTAACAGACTTTGTAAATTTTGTTGGTGGTGCAGTCAAATGGCTTCTTACTAAATCTTTAGAACTACTTGGTTTTAAAGATGAAGCTTTAACACTTGAAGGGCAGGACTGGAAGTTTGGTGACATGATGAATAAGTGGATTGGTAAAGCTATTGATTGGGTTACTGGTCTGTTTAGTTTTGGTGAGGAAGCAAAAAAGGGTGATGGTGAGAAATTAGATAAACCAGAAAAAGGATTAATGGGTATTCTTAGTGATGGTGTAAGACTAGCTATAGACTGGGTTAAAACACTATTTAAATTTACTCCTGTTGGTGCATTAATAAAAGCACTTCCCAAAATGCCTAGTCCTATGGAAATGATATCAAGTATAATGCCTGACAAAAATAGTGCTTTTTGGAAAAAGATGACGAAAACTCCTATAATTGGTGGAACTGTTACTAAGTTTAAGAATTGGTTGTTTAGTAGTTCAGAACCAGAACCAACCAAACCTGCTGTTCCACAGGGCCGTTCATTCAAAGATCCTATAAGTACAAAAGAAACAAAACCTTTAACACAAGAAGAATTTTTAAGATCAGAAGAATACCGAGCCAGTATTGGAGCAGGCACTAAAGACTATAGAGGACAATCAAAAGGAAAACAAAAATCAGCTTATAAAGATTATCTTAGTCAATTGAAACAAGATGAAGGATTTAGAAAAGGTGTTTATGATGATACTGAGGGTATCAAGACTATTGGTTATGGTTTTAATTTGGAAAGAGCAGGAGCACAGGAAGCATTAGATAAAGCCGGTATTAAAAAATCTATTGCAGATTTGAAATCGGGTAAAGTTGAAATGACGGAAGAAGAAGCAGACCGTCTAATGCGTGGTGAGTATCCTCATTTTCGTGATGTAGCAAAGAAATTTGTAGGGGAAGGAACTTGGAAACAACTGTCTGAAGATAAAAGACAAGTTCTAACAAACATGGCTTATAATATGGGTGGTAAATCTTTAAATGGATTTACCAAACTAAGGGCTGCTATTCAATCTAAAGATTGGAAAGAAGCTGGAAAACAAATGGCTTCTTCTAAATGGGCAGGACAAGTAAAAGGAAGATCAGATAGATTGATTGCAAGAATGGGATCAACAAATGATAGTGGAGTTCAGTTAGCAAATTTACAAACAGAATCAAATCAAGCTGCTGCCACTAGTCCTATGCCTCCTGTTGTGGTAAGCACTGATAATTCATCTAGTAGTACTAATTCAGCATTGTATGCAAATAACGATCCTCGTAATTCACAAGTAGGTAATAACAAAAGTCCTATTGAATTAAGAAGTACATAATAAAAACCACTGGGGATCTCTCCCCAGTGTCTCTAGTTCTACTGTTCTGCTAACTTCTTAAAGTAATCTAAAGTATCCGTTGCTGGTTCTGGTGCATCTACAGAAGCAATCGGGTCATTAGTACTCTCTTCAATAGTTCCAACGAACTCTGAAGTTCCATCATTGTGATCTACACTTCCAATAACAGTATTGAAACGTGCTTCTAACTCTTGATAAGATTTAAACTTATCTGGAGCTATGATGTCTTGAAGTGAATATTGTGTCTTCCACAACTCTTCAAGTTTTGCATCGTCACCTAACAATGGTGAAGCTGCTGCAAACTCTGACTTATCATAGTTTGCATATCCATCGACTTGACGGATCTTTAGTTTAAAGTTTGCACCTTCCCAAAAATCAAACGGGTTCATTGGTGTCTCATCTTTAAACTCTGGATTCATAACACTCTCAATCTTCTCAAAGATTTTCTTACCATAACGAAAGAGAAATACTTTTCCTTCGTTCTCGGCATTCATGCTATCCTCCAGAACAAGAATATTACTATAGTAACTTAACTTTCGTTTTCGTTCTCTAGCAATGTTCTTATCTGATTCAATCCCTGAGTTCCATAAAGCTGTATTTGCTTTAGAAACAGGATCTTCTGTTCCACCCGGATTATTAGTGGTTGGTGTGGTCAATGAGTTCTCAATGTACCATCCACCCTGTCCTTTAAATCCGTGAGTCCAAATTCTTACCCATGGAACATCTTCTGCTTGTGGTGCTGGTAGAAAACGAATAACTGCATATCCGTTACCAGTTTTATCTCTTTCACATTTCCAAATACGATCATCACCGTAAGATGGTTTCTCTGAAAGTTTTTCTACTTGCTTAGTTAGATTCTGCAAAGTAGACATACGATTCTTTTGTAAATCTTTAAAACTAGACATAAGTATTTCTCCTTATTTCGTTATATTACTTTTTATTAGTGTTTTATTTACCATGTTTTATCAAAATTAATAATCCCATTATGATCCATATGACCTTTGTTGTTATCATATGTTTTTTCCTGGGGTTCATCATCATGTACATGACAAACTCTTGGCTCAACAGATGTTGGAAGAAGAAAAAATTCACAAGTCTTACATATCAAACACTCTTTAGTTTGATCTTTATAATAAACCGTATTAAAGAATACAAAGTTATGTAATCCAACTTGACACCTTCTCTCTTCATCTAATGTTGCTTTCATCTTACCTTTCAGATTTAGTTATTATTTAGTTTATAAACTGTAGCTTTCACTTCACTTCCTTCTTCTCTATACTCTGGATTCTTAACCCATATTCCATTCTCATCTTGTATTAACATTGGAATAGTATCAGATATTATTGTTGGTTTCTTTTCAGTTTCTTTGTCTTGAGAGATATTTACAACTTCACCGTTTCTAAGAACTGTATCTGGAATTGTAATTTTCATTTTGTCCTTTCTATATTGGTGGTTGAACTTCCAATACTTTAACAAGGGGTTCTTCTTCCCCATACTATATTGGTAGTTTAGTAGATTTCTTTTTCATCATATGAAGCTCTTGTGCTTCCATCTCTAACTTATCCTTTATAGACTTATTCAAAACTTTTGCTACTGCTTCTATCTCACCATCAATATTATCTGTATACTTTAGTATGGCCTCCATATAAGTTATATTATTTTGTTTAACTAGTTCATCTATTATTAAATTTATATCAGAGTTCATTTTAGTGCCTTTATTTTATCACAGATGCCATATCGTTTTGCTTCTTTTGCACTCAACCAAACATCTTGAGGTGGTAACAATAATTGTCTTATTTTCTTCTCACTCAATCCTGTACACTTCTTATAGTGGTTAATCATTCGTGCTGTTGTTAACTCAAACTCTTTTGTTGTTGCAAGTAACTCATGCTCTTTTCCATATGTTCCCCAACTAAACTGATGTGATAGTATAGATGTATTTGGTGTTAGAGTTCGTTTACCTTTATCTCCTGCAATAAAAATCATAAAAGCTGCAGATGCAACCATACCTAATCCTGTTGTATATATTGGTATGGTTGAACCATTCATTACATCAATAACTGCAA